TAAATCCTTCATAATATTCATACTCCGGTGTATTAGGATCTAAGTCTGACAAGTCTAAGTGCCATCCTGCTACATGAGTAGTACCTGGAACAAGGATTGGATAGCGAACACGATCACCAACGATTTGAAGATATAACGGATCATTTAAATCGATAACAAACTGATGATCGATATATTCATTAATCCACTTCTTTAACCATTCTAGATGGCGGAAGTCAGTCACCATGCCAGTCTGATCTAGATTACCATCTAGGCTCTTTAGATAGACCTGCATCTTGCCTTCATGTCCATGTAGGTGACGGCAAGCACACTTCAAGTCTGCGGCATATTCACCATTTAGTTTCTGTGTCCAAACCCTGTGTCCATAACAGAATTCAAACGTTTTATCAATTACCCAAGCCATGTTTCTTTTCCTTAATGTAATGTTTGTTCCAATCATACTGTGATGCTAGGTGGTGATCGTTTTGGAAGTGACTAGGGCCATCATAATAGTCTAGTCCAAAATGACGTCGTATATTCTTTTGATCAGCTTGGCTACCGCACATGTCTGCGCAACGCTCACCAACCAAACGATAAAAATGTTCAAGATTATCTGTGACAGATAATCCTGCTTGTTCTGCTAATCGTTCTAATTCTTTAGTCATACTATATTATATTTAGGTTTTTGATAAAAGTCAACTATTTTTTTGGCCGTAATTTTTTGATCACTTCGAGTACCTCAGGGTCAAGCGTAACGCCCAAAGGTTTGGTAGTGTCTGGGTAACTGCTGATGCCAATGGTTTCTTTATTTTTTAGCGTGGCTAGATAAATTTCGGCTAGAATTGTTGGGGTTGTGCTGACTAAAATATGAGCATCATCACCATGCTGTTGTTTCATTTCGTTAATGATATTTTCTAAACTAGCAGAATCGGGATATTTTTTTGCATTGAGAAGGACGGTATGCGGCATCTCTATAGTTTGCTGTCGAGCACGTATCATATCTAAAATATCGGCTGCTTGTCCTAGGGTGTTGCTAGCCCGTTCTGTTGGATCACTCCTTAAATTTTCTAGCATGGTTTTTAATTTACTTTCTCTTTGGTATGATTCGGGCTCTTCTAAATCGTCAATAGGATCAGGATACCCAGCTTCATCGAGATCAGGGTTTATAAGATATCCTTCAATTATTACCGTATCCTCTCTTACCGCCTGCCAATCCTTATTATATATAACCTGTTCCGCTTCTTCATGGGTAAGTTGTCTAGCCCATGATTGAGTTTCTCCTGTAGGTGATTTTACATTGATAATCGCATAGGTTGATAGATCTTTTTTAAAATACTTTTGCTTGGTCGCCATAATATTGTTGTCCTTGTTAGATAATATTATGCCAACCTGACGTTGACCATGTCTGCTGAACAGCATCATGACCTACCATTGCCGCTTGATGCGACGCTGGGCTACCTGTCTAATGTTCGCTTCTGACTTGCGTCAGGGGCCGGGTAGGGACTCCGGTTGGCTAGGAGTGTGTTACAATTATTATATAGTAAAACTGCTAAACAATTCAACTATAATTTCTATTTAGTTTTGCCGAACTACTCTGAAGAAATCGTGAATAGTGGACCTAACAATTCTTCGTCTGGAGATTTACCTTGTATTCGATTGTTGGCAATACTAATATATTTTTCTTCTTTTTCTATGAGGATATAATTTCTGTCTGTTTGTATGGCTGCCAACGCAGTTGACCCAGACCCGCCAAAACAATCTAATACAACATCACCTGGATCAGTGCAGTGTAATATAATATTCTTGAGTAAATCTAATGGCTTAGGAGTAATATGACCCTGCTTGTTTTTATCTATGTCATAATTCCAAATGCTGTGATGGGTTTTTTGATTCCTAAATTTTGGTCTTAGGTCATCCATTGTTAACCCTAAATGTTTAGTTAATGGGACAATAGTTTTTTCTGATGGAGGACTTTTACCTGACAATACATTTTGTAACCATCCAGTCTGCCCGCCCGATTTAGATAAAACTTCTTTGCTAATGTCTGATCCCTTGACACCAAGTTCTATCATTTTTTGACGGACTTTAAGATGTAGATCCTTGCGAGTATAGAACATTATATACTCGCACATTTTTTGAAAATTAGTCAGACCTTCTACTTCGCAATAGCCATGGAGCCAGCCATATTCTTTGCTGGGCTGGAATAATTTATTCCATACAATCATATTCCGAAACTCTAGATCGGTATTATTCAGCATCTGGTGATTCAATGCTGATAATGCAGGGAATTCGTTATGAAAAAACCAAAAAGATCCAGAGTCTTTTAGCTTAGTATTAAGTTTGGCAAAGACCTGCCCCATCCAGTTGTAATAATCTTCTTCTGTAGGAGTCCCAGGTTTTCTCATGAAACCTTTTTTAACACGACCCCATTGACTATCCCAACCATCACCTCCGTCTTTGTTAATGTTATATGGAGGGTCAATAATAATTAAATCTATGCTCTTATCTGGAATCTGATCTAGGACTTCAAGGCAATCGCCTTGCAATACTTGATTGATAATTTCTTCTACTGTTTTCATGTTATTACTTATCTTGCTCTATCAGTGCTTGCTTCATTCTTTCAAATGTTGCAGGAATGGATCTATTACCTTGCCAACTATTACCCTCTCTAGTGATAAGACATACATTATACGGCTTAGTCATATATTCGCTATATACTTTTGGCTCAACATGACCAAATTGAACACCAGCATCGTCATCGGATCCCTGACCAAACATATTAATATTAAACACAACATGAGTTAACGGACATTTAGGATTCCCGTCAACTGTTGAAATTTTTATGTTTTTTCCTAAGAAATATTTCACTAGATCATCGAATCTCTGCTTTAATATTTTTTCCATTCCTGGAGTAACATCAATGTAATTATAAAATCCTGGCACCTGAGAAGACTGAGCAAGCATATCCAAATTAGCCAACACAGACATATAAGGACCAGATGCTAAATTTTGATGTACAAAAATACTTTGATCCGTTTTTGCTTTTAATTCTTTAATATTCTTTTTAATAATTGCTTTAATATTTTTAGATGCTTGAATGACCCAAAATCTGTTTCCGGCACGATTCATTGCTCCGTAATCACCACCGTCATTTTCTGTACCTGCTTTAATTTTTTGAACAAAGCCGTTAGCAATAGTTGCCTCATCGGACCCTTTAGGAAAGTTTTTTATTTTCCAGGGATGATTTTTACATCTTCCTTTGTGATTTTTTGGTTGATAACATATTCCTGATAAACCAAAACCTTTATTTTCGTAATAATCAATTATGCGATTTTCTTCTTCTATAGTTAGAGAAGGGTAAAATTTTTTCAATTTTTCAAGTCTTTCGGCTAGAGTTTTTCGTTGCTTTATTTTTGCGGGCAGTTCTTTCCCGCAAAGACCATACTGAGCAAACATGTCTTTGCCTTGCGGCACCCAAGCAAGGTATTTTTCTTGTGGTTCAAAATTAAATGTCATATTTGGATCCTTACTTAATTATTAATTAGATTATAGCACTAGTTTGGTTGGAAATCAATTATTTTTTTAAAGGAACCAAATCTAATCCACCATCGCAGACAAAATCTTTTGAACAGCGATACAGGTGTCCAGTTTGAGTATTCATAACAACGATACTACCATTAGTAGGATCAATATTAAAAGTGTATAGGCTGTTGTTGCGGAATACTGGATCCACGGTCTGTGTAGTCATCAATGCCGCTGTAATCGCCGCCAGTAATATTTCCATTATATGCTCTTTGCTGAATCCAATATGCTTTCCAATTTGGCCTGGCGTTCCAGCAAGTTAAAGAACAATGCCAGGGTATTAGCCGCATCTACGTCTGCTCTGTGTGCTTTGCCTTTGAAATGCAGTTTAAAATAGCCCATAGCTGACGCAAGTCCACCACTAGGTGCTTTACCTCTGGTCAGCATCAAGTATGTATACCAGGTCTTAACATCGATCCAACGGCGGCCAAAATGCGGGAAATCCACATGATTTTTGCTGAATTCTGCTAGTAATTCACCACTATCACCACCACCCCAGGTCACTGGGTTGACAAAGCACTTATACTCACGTATCAGCTCACCTAGCTCACGGGCTACAGTTTCGTGGCTAACACAATTAGCACGTATGTCAGCATCAGTTATGCCTGTTAGGTCGTTGATGAATTCACTGATAGGTTCTTTTGGATCTATATACCATTTACGGACAACATAGTCTTCAAAGCGTGTGTGTTTATCACCTATAGCTACTCCGACCTGTATGATCTTACCACTAGGTTGGTTTAATTCTAGATCTAATGCGAGAAACTTTCCATCTGCTATCATGCAGTTTCTTTCTGCGGATAACCGGCAGTAAGCCATTCAGCCATACTACTAGCATTCTCACTTAATTTAACTAGATCATACTTGCCACAGAATTTTAAGAACTGAGCACCTACCATTGGAACATTTTTAGGCGTTTGACTGTTGGCGATAGTTTCAGCTATCTTGGCCTTGATCGCATCTGGTTGTGCAGTTAAGTCAACTAAGACACGATTACGTTCATAGTCATCTAATACACGATGTTCTTGGCCATTATGGTCAACCCAACGCTGTAGCATCAGGTTGTTCCAATTATAACCTTTGGTATTACGATCAGCATAGGCTTCTTCGAGACCTACTTTGTTCTTACTACCTTTGGTGCGCACGCCTGGAAATGCGGAAAATATATTGTCTGTGGGATCACCACGCATACACTTTTCAAAAAGTATAAACTTAGGATCTGGAATCTTTTTAGGTTCTTTGGTCTTTTTATCTATGACAGGTTTACCCTTCTTATCAAAGATACCTTTTAGCGTATGGAGTTCATCGCTTATGCCGTTATATTGATTGACATTATCACTAAGTAGCTGATAGAAATCAGTGTCGCTAGACACGATAGTATGATGATCATCTGGATGAGCTTGTATGAATCCAGCGATAAGATCATCTGCTTCAAGCTCGGGGTGTTGCAGAACTGTGCAGTTTGTCTTATCAGCGATAAAAGTTTTGAGAGCATCAAAAGTCTCCCAAAATAGACGATCTTCTTCTGCTTCACTTTCAGTAAGTGCGGCACGGGCAACACTGCGATTTTTCTTATAGGGTTCGTAGAAGTCTTTGCGCCAACTGCGTCCTTCTAAACAGAATATAACATGATCAGCCTTTTGATCACGCCACGACTTGTTTACTGAAGCTAGGGTTACATGGATAGCAAAACCTAGTTTATCCCATGTGTCACTTTGACGATGGGCACTATGTCGGGCTCTAAAGAATGTGTTTGCTGTGTCTACAAGTAAGTATCTCATGTAAACATTATACTACCAAATTTGGTTGAAGTCAACTGATTTCCGTTCTACCGTTACCTAGGTCTCTACGGTTATTTGGACGATTGCTGGGATCAGCCATAGCTTGTTCATAATTTTCCATAACAACATTTTGGCACACACTACGAAACCAATTGTCTACAATGTCTTGATCAGTTTTTCCCTGATATCCAGCACGTATTAGATTGGCTACAAATTTGTCATTCCAATCCAATTCAAAACTACCTTGTCCTGGATTGTCCTTATCGATTTCCATGCTTAATACTTCTACCCATGGCTCGCCACGTTCAGTGGCTAGTTCTTTGGGTGTTTTTTTGGTTTTAGGGTCTTTTAAGGTAGCTGGTTCAGGCTTAGTGCCAAATAAATCTTTGATCAATTTCTTTATCATGTTAGTCCTTAAATAAATCTACGGCTTCCCACGGTAAATTAGCTTTACCAAAGTGTCCATAGTTGGTTGTTTCACTATAGATAGGGCGGAACAACTCAAATCTATTTATGATACCTGCCGGTGTAAGATCAACATTTTTCTCAATCCAATCGGTAGTATCCAAATCAACTCCTCGATCTGTTTTGATAAACAGACTAGTTGGTTGTTTAACACCGATAGCATAACTTAGTTGGACTGTGGCTTTGGTTGCACGACCACTTGCTACGATATTCTTAGCTAGATACCTAGCCATATAAGCAGCACTGCGATCAACTTTAGTAGGATCTTTACCGCTAAAAGCACCACCACCATGAGGGCTATAGCCGCCATAAGTATCAACAATAATTTTACGACCAGTAAGCCCAGTATCACCGTCGGGACCACCAATAACAAAACGACCAGTAGGATTAATAAGAAACTCAGTGTTAGCATCAATTAACTCCTTAGGTAATACTTCTCTTATATAACTCTCTACTGCTACTCGCACTTCTGCGATATCTATGTCAGCTGAATGCTGTGTTGAACAGACGATCTTATCGATACGACTAACACTACCATCGTCATGATATTCCATCGTCACTTGACTCTTAGCATCAGGGCCTAACCATGTGACACCATTGTTACGACGCAAGGTAAGTTCTTTGACGATCTGGTGACTGTAGTAGATAGCACTGGGCATTAGGTCTGGTGTTTCGTTGATAGCATAGCCAAACATCAGTCCTTGATCACCTGCACCAAAAGTGTCTGTGCCTAGAGCGATATCCGCTGATTGGCCATGCATGAAATTTAAAATATTTACATTGGCCCAATGGAATCCTTCTTGTTCGTATCCGATGTTTTTAATGATCCTACGCACGGTGCTAGAAACTTCTGCATCATGTAGAATACCTTTGTATTCGCCAGCTAGAACGACCTGATCAGTCGTTACCAGTGTTTCACAAGCACAGCGATTAGCATTATTTCCGTCACGTAAAACTAAATCTAGGATCCCGTCACTAATAGCGTCTGCTACTTTGTCTGGATGCCCTTCACTAACACTTTCACTTGTAAACAAATAACTCATTCAGTTCCCCATTTAATTTTTAACCATATACGTTCGTGTATATAATAATCGATACTTAATAATAGATGTAGTAATGTAGCGAATCCAGTTGACTTAGCGATATCTCCGGTCCACATCCATGTCCAAAAAATAGTGAACAGCCATGCAGTGATGCGATAGCTGATCATCCTAGCAATAGTTCTTTTATGCGTTTCTCTTACTTGCCCCATGAATTACCCCATAAGTCAACATGCAATCTTGGGCTGTAATAATACCCACGACGCATAGCTTCATCAGCTACATTGAATTTGTTACCATCATAGACCTTGACCACACCACCTACAGGCATGATATAAACAACACCTTTAAATTTGGCCCGGCGATACTCTGCCACTGCACGATCTACTTCATCAAAGTCTTTGGGATTTTCGACTACAAATTTAAGATAGGTAGTTCCAACCTTTTCATATGACTTGACGATTTCAGGTTTAATAGCATCTTCCCACCGCTCACCACTAGCACTTAATTTAGCACTGACTGAGAATGTGATCTCTCTACCAGCACGATTCCAAAGTTTTAAATACTTGGCAAAGTCTTCATGCAGTTCTTGGGTGCCGTTAGTTTCAAATGTTAAGTTCTTTAGATTATACATATCCTTATGACTTAGTAGTTCTGGATAAGCACGTTGCCAACCTAGCAATGGTTCGCCACCTGTGATAACCAAATGTGTATCATTACCATTGGGCATGATCCAACTATTACTCGGAACCAGAGCTAACATACGCTGGACTACAGCATCAATAGTCAGTAGAGGACTAAAGTTCTTAAATCTAGGATCCCATGACGCATAACTGTCACAGCCGGTATTAACCAATGGAAGTTCTTCATAGATACGATATTTTGTTGGATCAATAAACTCACGTTCTGTGCTCATCTGTGTGCGATCTGGCATGCCAAATCCACCACAGGTAAAGTTACAGCCAAAGGTTCTTAAGAACACACTAGGAACACCGATAAAGCGTCCTTCACCCTGTGCCGAATAAAATATTTCACTGACTTTTAATTTGCTCATATTTGTATTATAGTAGATTTTTTTAGTAAAGTCAATCAATGTTCCCAGGGATAAACAATCCAAACATCTTCTTGGGCTTTGTTTATTTCCACAGCACTGTAGTCGACCTTACGGCTAAACTTACTGCTGAGATTGTCAAATAACACTGCAAAACGCACATTGTTTCCCCATACATCTGCCCAGGCTGGATCGTTAGGCAAGTTACTACCTTGCCAATCTTTGATGATCCAATCTAATGTAGCACCTGTATCATTGATGTCATCTAAGATTAAGATGTTTTTACGTAGTGCGGGATCGCTAGTAGGCTCACCTGCTGGACGGGGAACTGCACTGGCACTTAAATATCCAAAAGCATCTTCAGCCATCCAGCAGTTGCTTTCGGTATCTGTGTTATCGCGTAAGGCTACTTTTAGTGTGTGCATGGGAATATCTAACGCATGACTCATATATACAGCAGGAACTAGTCCGCCGCGTGTTAACCCAACAATATAATCAGGACGCCATTCATCCTTATACATTTGGAAACTGATACGATTAACATATTCTCTAATGTCTACGTCACTTACATAACGTTTTTTCATTTCATCAACTCCAAGGTCATGATCTTAGCGATACTATCTGTTTTGTTTTCATCATCGTCGTTGATGATGTGCATGTTAGTGATCCACTCACTGCGTTGCTTATCCCAGCGTCCTACTTCCAAGATGATACCACCTGTGGCATTATAGATACGGAAGTTAGTTTCTGGATTACGATCAAAGAAGCTGGGGGCATCACTTTTTATTCTGATAGTATCTCTACTAGGAATCGCTTCTCCCCAATCATCGTAGCGTTCTACACCTAACCAATTACAGATTTTACGTTTGATCCAACGCATAATTTATCCTTTGTATGCTTTGATACTAGAAATTTTATCATCTGTGAATGTTATAACATCTGTGACTAAAATAGTCTCGGCTCCGTTAATCAATATTTCTAATTCTGCAGCCACAGTATTCGCGTCTTGGTAAAGGGCCAAAGGTGTTACCAGGATAGAATCTACAGTATTAAAAATACCACGCACTGTAGATAATACAGCACTTTTACCTTCTGCAAAATATTGCCAGTCACGTAACACGATATTATCGTCGTATAATTCGGCTAGCCCGTCAATATCTTTATTTGAAAATAATTCAAAATGTTTATGGCATAATTCTTTTAAATCCATTATTAATCTCCTTGATATTCAAAACTTTTGTCTGATGAGGATCCCTCAAATTTTTTACATAACATAGTAACTGATTTATATGACTGCGGGGCGAAATTTTTTAAATCTTGTATCGCAAACCAATTTTTATTAAACTGACGTTCAACAACATGGAATTCGATGCGCCATCCAAAGAAATACAAAATCATTTCTAACCAAGCCAGATTCGGACACGATCCAATCGCAGTTTTAAGATCACCATCAAATACTGTAAATGGACTTTCTGTTGTCTGAGAATAATAATGCACGGCAGGTGTGCCTTCATCGGAAAAAATAGTAGATTCAAAAATAAGATTTTTTATATCACTTTTAGAAATCGTTTCAATGATCGCATATGGATTTCTAAGATGTTCTAAAACCTGTGTAAAAATCAAAGTATCTTTATCTTTACAATTTTTTTCCAATAACTCTAAATCTTCAATATTACCTTGTTCAAATGTGTAATCAGTCATTCCTAACTGCTGATATGCAAAATTAGCAACATCAATTGGGAATTTTCTTACGTTAATTCCGTGGATTGATTTGGCTCCTAATTTTTTAGCTATATAAGACAAATATCCGACATGACAACCTAAATCTAATATTCTACAATCTTTAATATAGGAAATATCAGTTAGAAATAATCTTTCAAATCTTGTTCTATCTAGAGTCGGATAATCCCAATCTTGTAAGGGCTGATATTGATCATACGATATCAGATTTTCAGTATGAAACAAGTGCGAAAAATATTGATAGTGTGCTGAAGGAGGTAACAAGAGACTCATCTTGGTGCAAACTCCTGTTGTAGTTTAATATTATCAAAGAATTCTTTCTTAGTGTTACCATCATTCTTAAATGCACCTTTTAATACCGTAGTTTGTGTCAGACTTGAATGTGCCATGATGCCACGATTCTCACAGCAACCATGTGTGGCCTGTATATAGACAGCTACATTTTCACTACCTGTGGCTTTTTGGATTTCTCTGGCGATGTCGTTAGCAAGTTCTTCTTGCAACGTACCACGACGAGCACACCATTGAGCAATACGAGTATACTTAGACAAGCCAATAAGTTTTTGTGCGGCGATAATCCCAATATAGGCAACCCCAGCGACAGGCTGGTGATGATGGCTACACATACTACGAAGTTCACTTCTAACCACAAGCATACCTTCATAACGGTCCTCACTATCATTTGGAAAAGCTGTAGCATCTGGTGCTGGATCATAGCGTCCTGCCATGATCTCATACAGATACATTTTTGCAAGGCGACGTGCTGTGCCTTTTGAATTTGGGTCATTGTGTCTGTCGATAATCAAACTATCTAACACACCTTCAAATTTCTCAGTCAGTTCATCTACTAACTGTGCTCGTTCTTCGTCTTTGACGTATTTTGATATATTATCACCTGCCCAGTATCTCGCACCGTCATTGCTGATGCGTTCAAGGATAATATCACTGATTTTATTGCTCATTTAAGTCTCCGATGTTAAGGCAGAGGATTGCCATATTGTTATAGTATATAGGTTATTTAGGTCTAAGTCAAGGTTATTTGATAATAATTTCACGTAGATCCGGATACTCTTTATATTTAGGTTCTTGATCAATATTTGGTAATAATTCTAAACCCTTTACTGCTTCTTCGATAGTAGGCTTATAGTGATATCCAACACGGAATACTTTTTGTTGTTCCCAAGGACTGATCGATAGATCACGTCCATCGTAGCATTGATGTTTGAGAATGTCATAAATTTCTACATCGTCAGTAAGTATGGCCCCACCGCGTCCAATTGACAGTGGTTTATCATAGCCAAAACTCAGGCACTGTAATTGTCCTGATCTATACATACCTTCTTTGAGTAGTCTGGCACTATCCCAGATGCGTGTGCCTATGAATTGATATTCACCGATCCATGGTTTATCGGTATAATCATAACTGATATCTAACTTATGCATGGTCATCGGTATGCTGAGATATGTATATGCCGGAAATTGCACACGTTTGATATTATCATAGCGTAGGCACAGTTCAATGGCGTGTGTGCAACAATCAGTCATGACGGCATATGGCGCACCAGTGAACTTGGCTAATGCCCGTTCAAATTCGTAAATCTTATCAAATGTCATTTGATATTGTTTAATAGATTGGTTGCTGAGAAGAATTTTTCTGTAAGACTAACAGCATTGGCACGAACTAGTTGTATACGGGATTCATAGTTTTCCATATACCAAACAATGATATCGGCTAATTCTTGTTTATGTTTAATATAACTATCCCAAGATTCAGTCCACTCACTAGGATATCTAAATGCATCACTATACATTTCTTTGTATGATAGACGATCTGGAACTAATGGAACGGCATCAACTATGGTGCCTTCATAACAGCTGATACCTAGAGTTTCTTGTAGATTAGCTGAGAATACCATCTTGCTTTGACCTAGTAGAGTGTGATACTGATCTTTAGTTAGTTGTTGATCTTGGCAAACTATCCATTCATATTGTGGTAATGTTTGAGCTAGATCACGGAATATCTCTACCTGTTTCTCTGGAGCGATTCTGTGTGTGAATAAGATAA